TTATTCATTGTCTTTCCTTTTATATAACATTATATCCGTGTAAACACTGTTGTAATTCATTCTGCTGACTATATCCACGCGTGTGGCACCGTGAAATGGGTTGTATGCACCGTAGTTCTTTTCCAGCCAGTCGCAGAGCTCGATTATTGAACTTTTGTTTGAGGTGAAATAGAAATAGTTTGTTCCTTTTACAGTCTGCAACACATCAAGATAGTTGTGCAAACGCCAATATCCCGTGTATGTTCCCGATTCCGTCGATAAGTACGGCGGGTCAACCAAAAAGCAGACCTTGTCGCAGATGCACCATTCATAGAACAATTTCCGATAGTCTTTTTTCTCTATTATTAGCCCGTCGAGATAGCCGTCGGCATTGTAGTCGGTTTGCCTTACGTTGTTATAGATGGTCTGTTTGGCAAACTGTTCGTACGAAGTAGCATAGTTCATACTGAACAGCAGGGAACTCGACAGCGTTATGTAGTCCACGAATCCCGACTGGGCTTCTTTCCGTAACCGCATTAGAACCTTTTCCCTTTGCGGGTCGCGGACGACCTTCCCGTCTTCGCAGTCGGCGAGAATTGCACGCAAATCGGCAAGCAGTTTGTTTGTCCTGCCGATATTGTTTATTCTGACGTGATAATCGTCGAAATCGTTGTACACTACGCGAGCGTCGGGACGTTCGTCTTTTACCATTCGGCTCAATAACCCGGAGCCGCCAAACAGGTCGATAAATGTGTCACAATTATCGAAATTTTTCAATGCGCGTCGGAATTCTGAACTTCAACGACGTTTTTGTCCCATAAAAGGGAGCGGAGATTGATTGTAATTACTCATATTTTATTATTTTTGTAGCTCTCACCCTTATAAAGCAAGCGAAGACCCGCTTGAGATACTTTGACATATACTCGGTAGCGGGTCTTCGCTTTAAATGATTTTTCGGGGGGTGAGATATTCGAAAAATTGGCCGGGTGCTTTTAACTCGTCACATTCCAGTTTTTTCCATTAGCAATTGCAATATCGTTTTGGCTCAATAGTGCAAGCGTGCTGGCCGACAATTTCAATGTTCCAGCAGTTCCGCCGGTCTTGTCTGCGAGTGCGTTTATAATCACCAATGCCGACGCACGGGTAAGTGGGGACTGATTTACGTGGAAATTATCCGTTGCGATAGTTCCGCACTGACTGATAGTTGTCAGAGCGGAACACATTCCGAACGGACTGCTTCCTATGTATGCCGTTGATGGGAACTGAGGCAGTTTCACCGTTTCAAGAGCCGTGCAGCCATACAACATAGTTGCAAATCCATGGTTCGTTACAGAAGCTGAAACTCTACTTGTGTTAAGCATAGACATATCCAAAGAAGTCAAAGCCTCACATGAATTAAAAATCTGTCCTATATCGGTTGGTTTAGCATGTTGCAAGCCTTTAAGATTCACTCCATTTAATTCGTTCAAATTCTTGCACATCCACGCCATATTTGTTACGTGCGACGAATCGGCCACGTGCGAAAAATTAACATATACAATAGCAAAGTTGTTTGAACGCTCGTTGTTGTCGCCTGGATAAAACAATTTCTCCAGTGTTGTAGGTGAATCTTCTAAATCTATACGAAAATAGGCATTGGCGTTCGACTCTACGCCATTGTATGTCACACCTCCGTCAAGCGAGTAGTATATTGTGTGATGAGCCGTGTTGGTATAACCTTCAATATAACTCTCAGTTGGAACTTTTCTCTTGGCCACTTTTGCCAACAACATTCTCCTAAACGTACTCATAGCTATGCCATTTTAACAACAACACCAAAACCGTTACAAATACTAAACTGATACACGCCACCAGCTTCTAAATCAGTATCGCCGTTCATGGTAACATTTGTAGGAAAAGCAACCGTAAAATCACCATTTGCGTCAACAATAAACTGGCCATTGAACTCTGGAGCAGTTCCTTCTGTGATTGCCGGCAACGAAAGCACTATGTTTTTGGCAAGAACACCAAAATCACAGAAACCTCCGGCTACAAGTTCTGTCTGCTGTGATTTGGTTGGTGCAATAATGCCAGCCACATCAGCAGCCAACAAACCGATAGAGTTCCCAAACTCTCCTCTCAACGTGCCAGACATTGAGACAACAGCATCGGCAATTTCACCAGCTACGGCAGCAGACAAATCTATAACACCATCCTCATTTGCCGAAATAGTTCCATTGGTTACTTTAACATCCGGGGCATATATTTGAATAATATCATCTGGTGAAGAGTAATAGCCTGCTTCATGTGGCTCGATCCAAAGATTTAGAGCACCCATACACCAACCCGATTTCTTGGTAAAGCCTGAACCTCGATTCATTTTTGTTGCACCATGTACAATTCCATCAAGCTTTGTCTTATCATGGGAACTCATCATTCCATTGGAAGTTCGAGTGGCAAGATCTATATTTACCTTTCCGCTTTCAAGTCGTGAGACAAAATAGTAACCAATCTGAACACGTCCAGCAGACACGGCAGCATCAAAGTCTTCGTCACTTGTGTATGAATATTGCACATTGTTTGAATCAACAGCAGCAATCCATAAATCCGCAACATTAATAGTATCTATGTACAAATTGTCGCCTACACGGTAAACTTCTACTGATGCTGTGTTCAATGCAGTAACCAAGGCTTGAATGTCGATGAACGATGCCGCCCTCGAAGCACCAAGTGCCATTTGGCGGATGTCGTTGTGGGCATCTTCAGATACATTGTGATTTGAAATCATGGCAGGAGCATCTGGAATATCTTCTTTTCTTGCAATTGAATCTGGAATGAACTTTTCATCTAGTTTATGGATTACATCTTTACCCTCGCTTTTGTAAATCGTAAATGTATGTGACGCTCCTGTTCTGTTAAACAGTGTACAGCCAAAAGTTGCCATTGTTTCTTGTATTCCTTGCAGACACCAGTATTTGCTTGGAACGTCTGACTGTCCACCTATACCAAATTGCTGTAAAGTTCCTATCCATTGATAATGTCTTCCGCCTATAACTTGAGTTATTATAGTACATTTTTCAGGTTCACCATTATCTATAACAACATAGTATTCACCAGATAATACATCTATATCAACAGAATGACTTCTTCCCGTATCTAACGATACATTTTCAACTATGTATTCTTTATTTTCTACTGCCTCTCGCCAGTGCGTTCTATTCTTTATATAATCATCAGCTGTTTCGTCATTTTGAGACCAGTCTGATTGTGGAATAACAATATTCACACTTTTGTCTGTCTTTTTTACAGGAGTTCCGTTTACAGTAACATTTTCAATCGAATTTTCTAATGCTGTTGTAACGCTTTCTTGTAATTGGTTAAGCGTTTCTCCCAAATGTTCCACCTTCTCTTGTGGAATCGTTTCATCCTTGTGTACATACGAGTCAAAGACATCTGAAAATTGTTGTTGTGTTGGTTTAGCTCCGCGAACAAACCAACTTTTTAGTATTTGCAATGTTTGTTTTGCCATAATCGTAAATTATTATATGGTTTTTATAATAAATGCTAATACATAATACGGTGGACGGTTATCAAAAGCATAACGATCGTTAGTAATGCCTGGTAAATAATCATTTTGGTCAATTTCAAATCCATCTGGTAAATTGCCCTTATTACGACGAACAGAGTATTTCTCTCCTCCAAATTCCCCAATTTCGTTATAATCATCATCTGATGGATCATATCCAACTATAAATTTTCCTCGCAAATCAGGCGTTCCATTTTCTCCATCACACAAAGCATAACCTGTAGGAATATTATCGATTGAACCGCTCCACATTATAATTGCACCTTTAGGAACTCTTTCTTCGTATGCTGGTTTTATTAACGATGCAATTTCAATACCATCTAATTTGATACAATCGGTATAGGATATTGTCTTTATTGTTCCTGGGTAAGGAGTAGTAACGGTATGATTTGGCGGTGTGCCTATGTATGCTTTTCTTGGTACCACATGGTGTAGAATTCTTACATCATTAAAAACCTCGCCTAAAGCGTTAATTGATTCTTTTGTTTCAACTAAATCAAGCTTTGTTATGTTAATATCTGAAAACGCACCAATGCTCACTGCAACTTCAACCAATTCTCCATCAAAAATCATTAAACCATTTTCTGATGGTGCAGAGCTGCCATGATATAGAGGCAATTTTATCATCACATTTCGACCGAAAACTGTCGTTATTTTTTCCACAAGCAAAATCTGATTTTGCATAAAATCAACAGTATCTGTTGATAAAGGAAAACTACCTTGGGGATTCTTAAAAAGTTGTTTGTTCATAATTTTATTGTATTGTTGCCACGCGACTTGCAAGGCGATATTTGTTTACAATTGTTTTTACTATCGTTTTATCTGATTCGCTAATTGCACTGGGACATATTACCGTAAATCCGTCATTTACTCTGTTGATAACATCATCGTCATAAATTCTTTTATCTCCATTGTCGATTATTATTGGAATTTCTGTTGCACGAAACCCGTCTTCATCGTATGTCAGCAAGTAACTCCCTTCTATAATTGTGTCGCATATTTCAAAGCCATCATTTGAAGAGCAACCCCAAAAATCGTTCAAATACGCTTTCAAAGAACATACTTGAGGTGTTACTTGAAGAGAGCGTAAATTGTATTTTCTGCATTTCAAAAGACGATCTCTTAATATAGTTAATTGAGAGACTGAAGCATTGAGAAATGCAAAAATGATTTTTTTCCGCAAAGCATGTGGTAATAATAAAAGAACCAATTTTTTAAAATCAATAAGATACGTTTTCATAAGGAATATATTCTATTGTGGTACTTTCTGTGTCAAACTCATAATAACCAGAAAATGGTTTTTCGTAAGCATCGTCAAGGATTTTGTAATACGAGGTGGCAACCGATGTGGAAACCGAAACTAATTCTGGCATAACAACACCTTCTACTTGTTGCAAAGCATCAACTAAATCAACCTTGCGAAATTCTCCATTAAAAGGTAAATTCTCAACATATTGCTGTATAGCATCAATAACTGGCGTTCCGCCTTGTAATGAGTTCCCATTTGACTGTAATATCATAGGGTTGTAAAAAATTCTCAAACTCATTTTTATTTTGTCAGCATTCGCATTGCGTACAACAATTCGTACACCTGCATCTTTAATTTCTGCCAAATATTCTGTCAATGCCTGTTGTTGTTCCTCTGAAATTGGTTTGGGACCACTTCCTGCTACTTTTATATACAATGTTGCATTTTGTTCGCTTGCGGCTGCATATTTTACTATTTGTCTGTCCTCAATTTCCTTTTCTGTCAAACCTTCATCGCTGTATTGGTCGGTTCCTTCAATTAACGATTGACCAATTCGGAACAACTTAGTCTTGTTCACATACCAACGCAACGAGTGAGGTTTCATTTCGTCTATGTAGTTCGTAACTTCTGTTTTGTGGGTGTCGAAAAGTTTCTCAACTGTCCAGGCACAAAATGCAAACACATAAAATAGAATGCTTTCGATGCTTGCTTTTGAAAATTGTTCTTCGAAAGTCTTAGTCGAGTCCAATCCGTATTTTTCAACAACAGTAGAATTTGATATAAATTCTGCTGTCATTTCGTCCTTTATTTCCTTTACTGTTCTTGCCATATCTAACTAATTATAAAATCAAAACCAATTCCCCAGAATTCAATGCCTTCGCCTTCTATTGTTTCGTTGTACTGCTCTGCAGTTATTGCAGTTGCAGGAAACACGTTGTCTGCTGCATATTGTCGCACAATCTGTTTTTCGGCAACGTCTGGCAGTTCCAGAACCTGACCATTCACGAGCTCGTCACTCAAAGCAAGTCCGTTCATCAGTGCCAAGTCGAAAGCAGACTCTGCATTGCCACACATCTGCAACGCAATGTCGAATAGCGATTGTCCGTTTTTTACTATATATTGGCTCATAGTTCTACTTCAACTCCTGTTTGTGTTACACGTATTGCCCGAAAATCAATCTTACAGGCTTTTAATTGTTCTTTGGTTTTACCAAGCCAAAATGGACTTGGCCGTCCATTTATGCCTCTATATGTTCCACAACCAAATAGTGGTGATTCTTTGAATTCGCCCATGTTTGCCTGCATTACACGTTCTGTTATGTCGGCATCGACAAAGCCAACTTGAACTTTTCCGTTCACAACTTTTAAGTCTCCATTTGTATCTATAACCAAACCTTTCATGCTTCAGTGTTTACATTTAGTATCTTCCATATTAGAGAAATCCTCTTTGTCCGTTAGTGTGTTTAATTTCGTAACAATTCCCTTCTTATAAGTAGCACCTCCATCTTGTGCTGCTGTTTGAGAATTTGTTAGTGCATCAATTATACCATCTATTCTTGCCGTTACTTTTCCCAGCTGAGTTTTTAATTCTTCAATTTTCACCAATCCACCAAACGAGCCACCGTTAATTTCTATATCGGTATCTGCCACAATGGAAATTTTTTCTATTTCGGAGAATTGAGACACAAAATTGTCGTCTTCGCTTATGCTTGTAACCAAAACAGCGGAACCAATCTTTGGCGTGATTACTATTCCGTGTGACGAATCGGAACTACAATTCAAGCGAACATCAGGAATTATTTTGTCATCCATAACTCTTGTTACTTGGCACGTTGCTCCATTAACGCCATTTACAACGCAAACAAACGTCTCGAATGTGTCGTAAGAATTTCCGACAATCATTTTTAATTTAGCTGCACACGATTGTTCTTTACTCATTGCTTTTTGTTTAATGAAGTTCGTACCCTAATGTTATTTTTTGTCTGAAGCCATTTGTTGAAAAAGAATAATCAACGCCGTCAACATAAAATCGTTTTCCATTTCGTTCCTTCTTGTAATCGTCTTTCAATGCAACTATGTCACACTTTTGTATGAATGGAACGCCAAATGTTGTGATGCTTCCCGACATTTTGTCTTGCGATAATTCATTCAACATATTGGTTGCCTGCACTCTCACTTCTGCCTCGGTTGTTGCTCCCGGACAAAGACATTCATGTTTGCTCCAAGTGCTTTTCACTTTCTTGGTTGTTTTGTTTGCGGTAGTCTTGGTTTCAACTGCTTCGTCTGGAACAATAACTTCTATTTTCTTGTTGTCCTTGGTAATGACTTTGCCAACAACTGCAATTTTCATGTCTTCTTTTACCGAATATTTCAAGTCGTCCTTCACAATGTTTCTTTCCGGCGAAAGAATAATTTTATTGTAGTCCTGGCGTGCAACAGTGTTGGAAATAACAATGAATTTGTGTCCATAGAAAAAACAACGTAACCAAGGGAATGCTGTTTTTAATTTTTCCAAAGCTTGTGCGAGTGTCATTTCCTGAACATTGACCGTTCCAAACTTTATTTCGCCGGGAACTTCAACTTCCACATTTGGAGCATACGATTGAATAAAATCTTTTATGTTGAAATCCTTGTATTGTTTTGATTCAACATTGATTGTCTTAAACAAACGCATATCGTTCTCGCAACTTATTGTAATTGGAGTACCATTTTCAATGGTTTTTATATAGCCTTCAAACACTGTTTTAAGACCAAATTCACTGTAACCCATTTGGATTGAAATGAAATCGTCGCGGTTGATGAAATCTGTTATGGATTTGCCTTGCCACGACATTTTTCTTGGAATCTTTACAACCGCAGTATCACATAGGTTTGCACACGATGTGGAAACAACTATGCTGTTCACATAGTTGAAATACACTTTTTTTTGTGTATCTTTGGATTGTATTGTTATTTTACATTCAAGTGTAACCATTGTAATTCTTCCTATGCTATGAAACGATTTCTTCTTATATTGATTTGCTTTCAGCCTTTGGTTTTATTCGCCGAAAATCCAATTGATGACGATTGTACGTTCAATGGTATTCCATTAAGAGGGAAAGTATACGTATATCCATCAACTGGATTAGAAATTTTCAAGGTTGGAATTGCAGTTCCAGGCACGGAGGACTTAAAAGTTCTTGTTAAGAACTTTTGTGATGACCAAAGTGATTGTGGAGAATGGCAATTTGTAGATAACCCAGCCCTTGCAGACTTTACAATTGCTATTGTGAGTACTGGACTCGCAGACTTTACTATTTCATATTTTCCTATTTCTGGCATAAACAAATAATTATTCTTCTTCTATAAGAAAGTTATAATCTGTATCGCTAAGTAGTGTTAATTCAAACGGCATCACATTAAAATGTCTCAAATTAGATTGATTAAATTGAGCTTGTTTTAGCACAACCTTACAAATTCCAAATGCTTCCAAATATGGGCTTGCCACTTCCATGCTCTGATTAGGTCGTAGCACTTCAAGTAGTTGTTGCAAAGCTTCGAGCGGGAACTTGTTACGGTCACCGTATAAATTCCCTTTTACAGTAATTGTGTAATCGTCGGCTTGAATAAATTCTTTTACTTTACCCTCACGGTTCACGAGTGAAGTTTCCACAATCTTGTTTGCTTTTGTAACGTCAATTTTAACACCAATAAGAGCAATTTGTGTGTTGTTGGCATTCTTTAGAATAAGCGAGTTATCGCTGTTTACACCATCAATTTTCAGCAAATCGGTGTAATCGTCAAACACTACAGGTGCAGTGGCCAATGCCGCACTATATATTCCCGATTTGGCAGATGCTACACCAATTGTATTACCAACCAATCTGGCGGTATTGTATGCGTTTACTGCTTGGCGAGTGGTTTCGTCGCCCCAAGCATTTTGCATTTTCACAACTATTCGTGTATGTAAATCGTTAATTTGCTGCATAGTTCGCGTCATTTAGAATCATTTGTAATGCCGTATCAAGTTTCTCCATAAACGAAGTCGCACTTGCAGGATCATCGTCGGAACTGTTGAAGTTGTTCGTTACTTCCTTAACCAGTCCGTCGTTTATTGTTATGTTGAAATTCTTTACCGATTTTCCACCAGCCGAAATTGTGGTTGCTGCATCTTCAAGTTGCGAAGCAGCGAAAGAAACACCATTGCCGTTACCATTCATTCCATCTTCAGGTTGTTTTTCTTCATCTAACATTTTGCTGAAGAATTCTATTTCACGAGAATATTGTTCATAAGCCTTTCTTGCTTTTTCCAATTTCCCTGTACTGGAAAAAATACTTGAGTGTTTGTCGGCGATAGCTTTTTCGGCAACCAAAGCAAGAATTGTTTTAACATCTTCTTTACTTACTTTTTTCTGCCAATCAGTACCTAAATTGCGTGATACAGGGTTGCTTTCAACATCGCTGTAATCAGTGTATATAAGATTTCCTTCCGAATCAAATGTGTAGGATTGTGTAGAATCTCCATGTGCAAACAAGCTAGAACCAATTTTCAATAGTTTTGCACCTATTTCACCCCGTTTTTTATTGGCGTTGATTTGAGTTTGATATTTAACTATATCATCCATAGTCTCGCCTTGTTCTGCTTGTAGTTGTTCAATTCTACGATTTACAGCCGCATTTTTCATTTTACGGTCGTACTCGTCGTTTGCACTTTTCAATGCTGCTGTAATATCTTCAGTAGTTGATTTTTCCAAATCAAGGTTCTTCAAGAATTCTGGATACTTCTGTTGTAGTTTGTCAATTACTGTTGCACGCTCATCTTCTTTTGTATTTGTGTCGAGCAACTGCTCAACCAAAAAGTTCAGTTCTTGTTTTTCGGCAGCTATTTTTTGTTCAAGCGGGATTTCAACCCATCGTTTTATAGAATCAACCGCACGACTTGCAGAACTGGTGAAATTCAAAACAGCAGGACGAAGTTGTTCGCCAATGGCTGCTTTCAACTGGAATATTCCATCTTCAAGATTGGCAAGTTTACCTTGTGTGGTTTCGGCTTGCGTCGCCATCATACCAAGATACCCCTTCGACTTCATGATTTGCGGAAGTGCGGCAAGAAGTTCTTTGGTGCTTGCTTGCAGTTGTCCGTTTTTATCTATACCCTTACCAGTTGCTTTTGTCCAGTCCTCTGTGGTAATCATTAAGTCGCGGAACATATCAACCGCAATACCTTTCTGTCCCGAAGCCATTTTTGTAAACGCATTCAACGCTTGTTCCATAGGCTTACCACTTACAGCAGCCAAATCGCCAAGCATTTTCAGGTTCTCTTCGCTGTATTTCCCTACGGCTTGCAGTTTGTTTCCGGCTTCAACAACTTGTGGCAAATCAAAGGGCGTTTGTTGTGCAATACGCATATAGTCCTGCATACGTTCACGTGCAGCATCGGAAGTGCCAAGCATATTTTTAAGCGAAGCTTCGTAAACTTCTATTTGATTGCTCGCATTTACACTTTCTTTCCCGAAATCAAATGCTTTACCAACTGCATTTCCTGCAACTTTAAGCAAACCAATAGTTTTAATAGACTTAAGCAACGAACTATCAAGAGAGTCAAAGCTTTTATTCGCTGATTCTATATCATCAGTGAATAATTTCATTGGCTTATC